GGAGAAGGAGAAGGACAGGGAGAAGGACAGGGACAGGGAGAATTTAAAAACCTAAGTCATCTCTCCGATTCAACCGTAGTCAATCCGGAAACACCGCCAGAGGGCGAAGAACCTGGCGACGAGAGATCGACCCCGGCCAGGAACGTGCAAATCGCCGTGCTGCTGCGCAAGGCTGGCGTCAAGCCGTTCTCCTTCGCGCATCCACTCGCCATCGAGTGGGGCGACAACCCGAAGGTGACCGACGAGCTGCTGACCGGCGCCCTGCAGCAGGCCCGCGACTACAAGCCCGAGGGCGACATCAGCCCGAACTACCTCCGGCCGATCGTCGAGCAGCTGCTCAACCCGCCGCCACCAGCACCGGCGAAGCCAGCCAAGCAACCGCAGGACTCGTGGTGGCAGACCGACGCCGGCATCGACCGGAAAGGCCGTGAGCTCGGCATGCGTCCCCGCGGGACCGAGAGCTACGCCGACTTCAAGGACCGCATCTTCGCGGAAATCCGCAAACGGGAGGGCAAAGCAGCATGAGCCACACGCACGACGATCGCGTCGCCGAGCACGACCCGCGCTACTGCGCCGCCTACGGCTGCCCGATGCTTGGAACGATGTCGACCAGCACCAACGGCAGCAGCGAATGGTGGTGCTTCGCCCACTTCGGCAAGGACGCCGGGATGCTCCAGCGCCTGACCGTCGAGATCAACCGCCGGGAGTGGCTGGCCAAGGCGATCACCGACATCCGCACCGGCTACTGGAGCCCGGACTGGCCGACCGTGTTCAAGGCCGTGCAGCACGACTTCGCCATGGAGCAGCGCAACGACCTGCGCTATGGCGGGAGCGACAAGGACACCACCGTGTGGCGTTGGGTGGCTCGCTTGGAAGCCGAGCTGCAGGCCATGTGCAACGCCACCTTCACCAAGCCGCCGAGGCAGGAACGCATGCCGGATTTGGGGCTGCAGAGGGTGCAGTTGGACGTGCCGATTCCGGCATAACTTCGCGCGCGTGCGCGCGTTTCGCAGTACCAACCAAGGGGGAAAAGCAATGGAACAGCACATCGGGGTGAAGCTCATCAACGCCAAGCCCATGACTCGCCAGGAGTACAACGACTTTCGCGGCTGGCAGCTTCCGGAGGACGAGGACGGCGCCGACGAGGGCTACCTGGTCGAGTACGTCGACGGCGGCAAGGCCAACACCGCGGACTATGCCGGCTACGTGAGCTGGTCACCGAAGTACGTGTTCGAGCGTGCGTATCGCCCGATCCGCGGCATGACATTCGGGCTGGCCATCGAAGCGCTCAAGGCTGGCAAGCGAGTGGCGCGCGCCGGCTGGAATGGCAAAGGCATGTGGCTGGTGCTGGTGCCCGGCACGCCCACTGCCCAGCTGCGGGAGGGAACGCCGTACCGGCATGTGCTCGGCCAGGACTCGTGCGAGATCCTGCCGCACATCGACATGTGGACCGTCAACGCCGAGGGCCGACGCGCGATGCTGCCGGGCTGGCTGGCTTCGCAGACCGACATGCTCGCCGAAGACTGGCTGATCGTCGAATGAACATTCTGGCTCTCGACCTCGGTACCACAACCGGCTGGGCCCTGAGCAAGCGCGGCGCGCCGGTGCAGGGCGGCAGCGAGTCGTTCAACCCGCGCAGGTGCGGCGGCTATGGCCAGCGCTGGCTGGCGTTCCGCCAATGGCTGACCGAGACGGCACGCGCGGCCGGCGGCGAGCTGCACGCGGTCTACTACGAGGACGTGAAGCGGCACGAGGGCGTGCTGGCCGCGCATGCATACGGCGGCTTCCTCGCGCACCTCGAAGCGTTCTGCGCCGTGAACCGGATCCCGCTGCATGCCGTGGGCGTGGGCGAAGTGAAGAAGCACTGGACGGGGCGCGGCAACGCGAACAAGGAGGCCATGATCGCGGCCGCGCGCGAGAAGGGCTTCCGGCCGGTCGATGACAACCACGCCGATGCACTGGCCATCTTGGCCTACGCCCAGACGAAGGAAGTTCCGGACATGGAGTGCGCGTTTTGAAAACCTACCCCCGCATCGTCACCTGCCGCTTGACCGGCATGCGTGCTTGGGTAGACGGGCGCCCGGCAGAGATCGCGTTCCGGCTGATGGCGCCGTGTATCGGGTTCACGGTGCTACTGGTGATCCTGGTGCTTGTGCTCGCAATCCTGACCGCATGACCCTGCAAAGTGCCGACACGCGTATCGACTGGTTCCGCATCCTCGTCCAGCTCAAGGGCGAGGGGTACAGCCTGTACGCTGTCGAGCACTTCACCAAGATCCCGAAGAGCACGCTGATCGGTTACCGGCAGGGATCGCAACCCACCTACCACCACGGCGAACGGCTGCTGCAGTTCTGGCGCCAAGCGATCGACCAGCCAGAGGCCGAGCCGCCGCGCGTGAGCCCGTTCTCGCACCGGGCCTGATTCCCGAAATAGTCGGGATTCCGACCAGCAACCCCGCCGATACTCAGCGCGTCCCACTCCCGCAAACCAACCGGAGAAGCGCATGAGCAAGTCCCAGAAAGTCACCAACGTGCAAGTCCCGGGCGAGAAAGCGCCCACCGCTGCCGCCACTCCCGCAAACCAACCGGAGAATCCGGCCGAGAAGCCCGCCGCGGCCCCGAAGGTCGAAGTGCGCACGGCGCGCGACTACCGCAACATGCCCGCCTCCGAGATCGACGCCACCAAGCTGAAGGCCCCGGTGCTGTCGAAGGACGGCTGGGTCTGCCCGGCCTGATCGGAGACAGCCATGTGCGGCGGACCATCATTACCCCCGGAGACTGACCCGAAGAAGGAGCGGCTCGAAGCCGAGGCCGAGGCCACGCGCAAGGCTAATGCCGAAGCCGCCCAGGCTACGCGCGCTCGCCGCAAGCAAACGCTGATGGCCCAAGGTGCGCAAGGCGCAACCGGAACCCCGGTCACATCCTCCGTCCTTGCACAGGGCAAACCTCGTCTCGGAAGCTGACCATGTCCGACCAACTCGCCGCCCAGATCATGCGCCGCAAGCAGGCGCTGCAGACGAAGCGCAGCCTGCACGAAGACGTGTGGCGCCAGTGCTTCGACTACTCGTTCCCGGAGCGCGGCGACGGCTTCTACAACGAGGTGCAGGACGCGAACGCGCTGCAGGCCAAGCGTGCCCGGCTGCTGGATGCCACCTCCACCGATGCCGGCCAGATCCTGGCATCCGCCATCATGGGCGGCGGCACCCCGAGCAACTCCCGCTGGTTCGGCCTGACCGCCGGCAGCGACTCCGACGAGGAGAAGCGCTGGTTCGACGACGCGGCCGAGGCCATCTTCGAGTACATCCACGGCTCGAACTACGACGCGGTCGGTTTCGAGTGCGCGCTCGACATCATCGCCGCCGGCTGGTTCGTGCTGTACATCGACGAGGACCGGGAGAAGGGCGGCTACCACTTCGAGGAATGGCCGTTGGCCACGTGCTGGATTGCGGCGTCGAAGCCGGGCGGCCTGGCTGACACTCTGATCCGATCCTACGAGCTGACCGCCGAGCAGGCCGTCAACACTTTCAAGATCGAGAACGTCAGCGAGAAGGTGCGCCAGCTGGTGAACGACGGCAAGCAGGACGAGAAGGTCAAGTTCTGCCACTCGATCTATCCGCGCCCTGTCTACGCCGTCGATGCGGTCCGGGCCAAGAACCTCCCGTTCGCCTCGGTGCACATCGAGGTCGACACGAAGCACCTGGTGCGCGAGTCCGGCTATCACGAGTGCCCGTTTGTGGCACCGCGCTGGGCCAAGCTCCCGGGCAGCGACTACGGCATCGGCCCGATGTTCCGCGCGCTGCCGGATGTGAAGCAGCTCAACCGCTTGGTCTACCTCGAGGACACGAATCTCGATATCGCCGTCTCCGGCATGTGGATTGCCGAGGATGACGGTGTGCTGAACCCGCGCACGGTGAAGGTCGGCCCGCGCAAGATCATCGTCGCGAACTCGGTCGACAGCATGAAGGAACTGCGCAGCGGCGCGGACTTCAATGTCGCCTTTTCGAAGAAGGACCAGCTGCAGGCGGCAATCCGCAAGATCCTGATGGCCGACCAGCTCGCGCCGCAGGACGGCCCGGTGCGCACCGCCTACGAGACGCACGTCCGGGTGCAGATGATCCGCCAGCTGCTGGGCCCGATTTACGGCCGCCTGCAGGCCGAGTGGTACAAGCCGATGATCGAACGCTGCTTCGGCATTGCCTTGCGCGCTGGTGCACTGGGCCGCCCGCCGCAGTCATTGCGGGCCCGCATCCTGAGCGTGACGTTCACCTCGCCTATGGCGAAGGCCCAGAAGCTGGAGGAGGTGACCGCCGTCGAATCGTCACTGGCCGCCGTCGCCGAGCTGGCCGGCGTCAAGCAGGATCCGGAAGTCTGGGATCTGGTCGACGTGGATGAGAGCGTGCGCATCATCTTCGACGGCCGTGGTGCTCCGGCTCGCACCCTGCGCAGCGCCGACGACGTCAAGGCCATGCGCGACGCCCGCGCCCAGGCGCAGCAGCAGGCCGCCCAGCAGCAGCAAGCCGCCGAGGTCGCCGCCCCCGTAATGCAGCAATTCGCCAAGAACATGGCCACCGCATGAGCAACCCGACCCCGCAGGATTACGCCGCGCTGTTCGAAGACGATCGCCGCGGCGCCGCCATTCTGGAGCACCTCACCCGGATGTTTGCCCGCCCGGCAGTCACGACCGGCGGCATCGATGCGGTGCTCCAGACCTACCAGCGCGACGGCCAGCGTCGCGTCATCGAGTTCATCGTGTCGCAGATCAACCGCGCGCACGGTGTGGACCCCAACGACGAGGAGAAGTAAGCCATGTGGAAAAAGAGATTCGTGCTGATGCGCCCGGAAGGCGAAACCCCACCAGGTGGAGGAACCCCGCCTGCAGCTTCTACACCACCAGCCACCCCGCCCGCTGCAACCCCTCCGGCAACGCCGCCGGCATCTGTCCTGAATGCTGGCGCCAATCCCCCGGCCGCCGCCCAGGTCGATTTCATCCCCGAGAAGTACCGCACAAACAAGGAAGACGGCTCCCTGGATCTGGAGGCCTCCGCGCGCAAGCTGGCCGAAGCCTACGGGCATGCCGAGCAGCGCATCGGCTCCGGCGACATTCGTCCGAAGGAAGCGAGCGAGTACCAGGTCACGGTCCCCGATGCCCTGAAGGAGGCCTTCGACCCGGCCAAGGACGCAGGCATGCAGCAGTTCCTGACCGACGCGCACTCCGCCGGCCTGACCCAGAAGCAGCTCGACATGGTCATGGGCAAGTACTTCGAGCTCGCGCCGCAACTCGTCGCCGGCGCCAAGCAGTTCGACGCCGATACCTGCAAAGCCGAGCTGGAGAAAACATGGGCCACCGAAGCCGACTTCAACCGCAATGTGAGAAACGCCTACGTTGGCGCCGAAGCGGCCGCACGAAAAGCCGGCCTCGACATCGCCGAGATCATGAACGGCCCGCTCGGAAACGACCCGACCTTCCTGAAGCTGTTCGCCGCCCTCGGTCCTGAGTTCAACGAGGACACCCCACCAGGTGGCGAATCGTTCAAGGGTGGTGAGGACGTCACCGAGCTGATGAAGTCCGAGGCCTACCGGAATCCGAAGCACCCAGACCATGCGAAGGTCAGCGCCCAGGTCAAGGCCTACTACGAGAAGAAATTCGGCACGGAAGCCGCCGCCTGACCCGCGTGTCCCTGCCACAACCAGCCCCGCCGCGTGCGGGGCTTTTTCATGCCCGGCGCAAATAGTCGGGATTCCGACCATGCCTTAGCGCAATCATTGCGTCCAATCACTGGCCCGCGTGGCAGCGGACACCCAGATCAAGCCCTCTTTGATGCGCGGTAGCCGGCGTAGCAGAGCGACGAATGCCAGGCCCGGGCGACCGGACACCCTGAAAGGCGAACCAGACCAATCACCTTTTTTGGAGTCCCATATGAAAAGCTACTTCCAAACCCACAAGTGGCAGATCGCCCTGGCTGTCGGCCTTGTCATCGCGACCGCGTTCAGCCTGATCCCGCACGAGGCGGCTGCTGCCGGCTTCGTCGGCTTTGCCGGTACCAACACCATCACCCAGGCATTCGTCCAACAGTTCGACTCGACCATCCGCATGGAGGCGCAACAGAAGACGTCGCGCTTCGAGAGCCGGGTCACCGATCGCGGCTCGATCACCGGCGAGTCGTTCACTGCCAACCGCCTCGGCAGCCTGGATGAAACTCCGGAGAACACCACTCGCCACGGCGACACCCAGTGGAGCGACATCGAGCACAGCACCCGCGTAGCGCTGATGCGCGACTTCTACCAGGCACTGCCGGTCGATCGTGCCGACGTGCCCAAGGTTCTGGCAAACCCGAACGGCTCGTACATGGACAGCCTGCTGGCTGCGTGGAACCGCCGCAAGGACGGCATCATTTTTTCGGCCGGCCTGGGTAACTCCCAGACCAAGGAAGGCGACCTGATCGCGCTGCCGTCGGAGCAGAAGATCCTGCACGGCTCGGCCGGCTTCACAAAGGCCAAGCTGATCACCGCGAAGAAGCTGTTCCGCAGGAACGAGGCGGACGAGCAGGCCGACATCCCGCAGGAGCTGTACATCGCGTACACCTCCGACATGCTGGAAGACATCTTGTCCGACACCACGCTGACCTCGGCTGACTTCATGGCCGTGAAGATGCTCCAGGAGGGCAACATCGCCAGCAAGTGGATGGGCTTCAACTGGGTGCCGTACGAGCGCATCACGAGCTCGGGCGGCGTGTACAGCACGATGGCCTGGGCGAAGGACGCGATCCACTTCGGCACCGGATTCTTCGAAGGCAAGGCATCGCCTCGCCCGGACAAGAAGGACACGATGCAGCTGTCGGCCGCTGGCTCCATCGGCGCCGTCCGTGTCTGGGAATACGGCGTCGTCGAAATCCAGTTCCAGTAACTGGCTGCCCTTTAACCCTGAACGAATGAAAGGAGCCAGTCATGGCTGAAATTGAATCCCGCCAGGCCGCCAAGGTCGCGGCACGTTCCAAGATGAGCCCGAACGAGGCGTACGGTAAGAAGCGCGTCATCGTGATCACGTCGCCGGCGACCGCCGCCTGGGCGCAGAACGACACCATCGCCAGCCCGCAGCTGCTGCCGGCCGGCACGCGGTTCACCTGCAACAGCTTCGCCTCGCACGCCGCCATGGGTGCATCGGTAACGCTGGACGTGGGTATCCGTGACGTCAACGGCGACGCGATCGACGCGGACGGTATTGCTGATGGCATCGACGTGTCGGCAGCCGGACGCAGCGCGCTGAACAACGGTGCGCTGGTCGCCGCCGGCGCCGAGTACGTGACCACGGAGCCCTGCTACGTGTACGCGACTCTCGGCGGTGGCGATCCGACCGACGACGCCCAGATCCGCATCGAGGTGGAAGTCGTCACCCCGGACTGATCGACCAGTTGTCTCCTCCACCCGCCTACGAGGTGGTTTTTGCCGGGGCCTCGTGCCCCGGTTTTTCTTTGAGGCCCGACCATGACCAGCGCCGTTTCCATCTGCTCCAATGCCCTGTCCATGCTGGGCGCCGACCCGATCAACTCCTTCGAAGATTCCGGCGACCAGCCCCGGCTGTGCGCCAACCTGTACGGGAGCGTGCGCGACGACGTGCTGCGCGCCCACAACTGGAACTGTGCGACGAAGCGCGTGATCCTCGCGCCGCTGGCCACCGCTCCCGCCTTCGATTTCACTGCCCAGTTCCAGCTGCCCGGTGACTGGCTGCGCACCATCCAGGTGGGCCGCAAGGGGTGTCCGATCCAATACCGCACCGAGGGAAAGCGCATCCTCGCCGACGAGACGCAGCTTCCGCTGGTCTACCTCTACCGCAACGAGGTCGAGGCGTCCTGGTCAGCCAACCTGATCCACGTGATGGAGCTGGCGATGGCCGCGAAGATCGCCTACGCCGTGACCAAGTCGACCAGCATGCGCGACAGCATGCGCGACGAGTTCGCGCGCGAACTGAAGGTGGCCAAGGCCATCGACGGCCAGGACGATCCGCCGGAGGAGTTCGAATCCGGCACCTTCTACGAATCCCGCTTCTGAGGTCGCCATGCCGAAGGTATCGACCGTCCAGACCAACTTCACTGCCGGCGAGATTTCACCGAAGTGCTACGGCCGCACCGATGTGGCCCGGTACCAGAACGGCGCCGAGATTCTCGAAAACTGCGTGGTCAACGTGCACGGTGGTGCCGAGCGCCGGCCCGGCACCTTGTTCGAGGCCGAGACGAAGGATTCCGCCAAGCGCTCGATCCTGATTCCCTACGTGTTCAGCGTCACGCAGGCCTACATGCTGGAGTTCGGCGATTACTACATGCGCGTGTACCTGGCAGGCGGCGGGCAAGTGCTGTCGGGCGGCTCGCCCTACGAGATCAGCACCCCGTACAGCGAGAGCATGCTCGACGCGCTCGACTTCACCCAGGGCGCCGACACCATGTTCCTGTTCCACCCGGTAGTGACGCCCCACACCCTGCAGCGCTTCGCTGCCGATAACTGGGTGCTGCGGCCGGCGCCGTTCACCGTGCTGCCGTTCGACGTCGTCGGGCACCGGTTCGCTGCTGATTTGACGCTGTCCGACTCGACCGTCGGCACCGGCCGCACGGGCACCGCCGGTTCCTCGATCTTCCTGGAGGGCGACGTCGGTCGCCGGATCACCTACCAGGCCGGCGAAGCCACCATTACAGCCTTCACCAGCGCCACCGAGGTCGAGGTCGAGATAACTGAAGCGTTCGACGTCACGACGCTACCAAGCGGCGAGTGGGTGCTGCAGGATTCTCCGCAGGGCGCACTCAAGGCTAGCGATGCCGGGCCGGTTGGGCTGACCATCACGCTGTCGCTGCAGGCCGATGAGTCCACGCCAAGCCTCGGCACGGTGAAGACCATCACCGGCCTGTCGCATGACGGCACGAGCACCGCTACGGTCACGATCGTCAACCACGGTTTTTCGAGTGGGAATGCAATTCTGGTCGAAGACTGCGTGCCAGCCGGCTATAACGGCACGTACTCGATCACGGTATCGGATAGTGACACCTTCACCTATACCGTGGCCGACCCCGGCGCTGCCGCCGTACTTGGCACGGCACGCACGACCACGGCCAGCATCGGCGCGATCGATGGCTTCCGGGGCGAGGACGTCGGAAAGTACATCCGGATCAATGAGGGCTTGGTGAAGGTGACCGGCTTTTCGTCTGCCTCGTCCATCAGCGGCACCGTCGAGAAGGAGTTGTCGAGCGCCGAAGCCGTCGCGCCGGCGGACGCATGGACATTGGAATCGTCAGTCTGGAATGCGAACAATGGCTACCCGACTACCGGCTGTCTGTACGAGCAGCGCCTGACGGTCGCGGCCACGGCCGCTGCACCGCAGACCGTCTGGGGCAGCAAGTCGGCCCTGCCTTTCGACTTCACCCTCGGCACCAACGACGACGACGCGTTCTCGTTCTCGATTCCGACCACCGGCCAGATCAATCCCATCCTGCACCTGGTCGCTGGCGAGGCGTTGCTCCCCCTGACCTTCGGCGGCGAGTACACGATGGAGGGCGGCATCGAGAAGCCGCTGGCACCCACGAACGTCCGCCTGAAGCCGCGCACGTCCTACGGCGCGAAGAAGGTCAAGCCGGTGAAGGTGGGGGGTGAAGTGCTGTTCGTGCAGCGCGCCGGCCGCAAGGTGCGCTCCCTGTCGTACGACGAGGAATCCGGCAGCTACGCGGCGCCCGACCTGACGGTGCTTGCCGAGCACATCACTGATTCCGGCATCGTTGCCATGGCCTACCAGCAGGAACCGCGTTCCCTGGTCTGGTGCGTGCGGGATGACGGCGTGCTGGCGTGCATGACGATCGACCGGGAGGAGGGCGTACTCGCCTGGACCCGGAACACGACGGACGGCTACTACGAAAGTGTTGCCACGATTCCGGGCAACTCCGGCGACGAGCTGTGGGCGATCGTTCGCCGCACAGTCGGCGGTGCGACCAAGCGCTACGTGGAGCGGTTCAGCGACAGCATTCTGGCCGACTGCGGCGTAGTCGGTACGAGCGGTCCGGGCGCCAGTGTCTGGACTGGCCTTGCCCACCTGGAGGGCGAAGAGGTCGAAGTCATCGCCGACGGTTCCCGCCTTGGTATGCATACGGTCAGCGGCGGCCAGATCACGCTGGAGCGCAACGCGTTCGCCGTGCAGATCGGTCTGCCCTACACGACCCGAATCAAGCTGCTGCGCCCCGAAATCCAGACCGGGGAGGGCACCGCGCAGGGCGCGGCCATGAGCACGCACCAGATCATGCTGCTGCTCGCGTCATCCGTCGGCGGACAGGTGAACGGCAAGCCGCTAACCACCCGCACGTTCGGCGCCGAGCTGCTCGACCGACCGCCGCCGCAGTTTTCCGGCTTCAAGGGGCTGGGCACTACCGGCTGGCAGAAGGGCTATTCCGATATCGAGATCACGCAGGAGGAGGCCTTGCCCTTCCACCTCCTGGCCGTGGTCAGAAAGTGGACGGTGAACCAATGATCCGAGTCGCTGAAATCTCCGACCTGCCGCGCATCCTCGACCTCGGCGAGCTGCTGCACCAGGAGTCCCCGCGCTGGCGCCGCCTGTCGTTTTCCCGGCCCCGTGCGGAGGCGCAGATGCGCATGTGCATCGAAGATCCGCGCGGCGTGATCTTCCTTGCCGAGCGCGACGGTGAGGTCGTCGGCGGTATTGCCGGCTGGGCGGACAAGCACTGGGCGAGCGACGACGTTGTCGCGCAGGAGCTGACCTTCTTCATGACGCCCGAAGCACGGGGCACGCTGGCCCCGACCAGGTTGATCTGCGCCCTGAACGCCTGGGCGGACAACCGCGGCGCGAAATGGCTGCATGCGGGCACATCGACCGGATTGGATCCCGAGCGGACGGCAGGACTTTACGAGCGACTGGGATTCACCCGGTGCGCGATCGGACTGGAGGTGGTGTATGGGCATTGAAACGATGTTGATGGTGGGGATGGCCATGTCGGCAGGCGGCACGATTCTCGGGGCGGTGAACGCAAAGGAAACAGCTGACGCAAATGCCGAGATGGCGCGCCGGCAGGGCGAAGCCGACAAGGATGCAGCGGTCGCACAGGCCGAGAAGATCCGCAAGGCAGCGCGCGCGCAGGTCGGGCAGGCCAACGCCGCCCTTGCTGCTTCCGGTATCTCGGTGGGCGAGGGTACGCCGGTGCGCATCAATGAGCAGATCTACCGCGACTCCGAGGAAGACGCCTACAACACGATCCTGACCGGCACCCGTCGCCAGAGATCGGCGAATGACGAGGCGGCCATCATGCGCAGCCAGGGCAATAACGCACTGGTCGGCGGCCTGATCAATGCCGGTTCCACCGTACTGGCCGGTGGCGCGCGCGTTCAGCAATGGAGGGCCATGCAGAAATGAGAATCCCAACTGGAAACTTTGGGCAGATCGTCGCCCAGCCGCAGCGGCAGGCGATCGCACCGCAAGACAATGCCATCGGCAACGCCGTGCAGCGCGCCGGCCAGGCACTGGGCGACATCGCCGGCGACATGCAGCAGGCCGAGGTGCAGAAGCAGCGCGCGCGGGCAGCCTCCGTGCTGGCCACCACCAGCAACGACGCCTACGACATCTACGACCAGGTCAGCCGGGACGTGGCCGAGGGGCGGATCGGGACGAACGATGCGATGCCGGAATTCCAGAAGCGACTCGGCGAGCGCACCAGCGAGCGGACCAAGGACCTGAACGAAGACCAGCGCATGCTGATCGACGACAACCTGATCCGCGTGCGCGGCACGCTGGAGCGCGGCCTGAAGGATGTGGTGCTCAAGCGCACCCAGTCGGAGACGGACGCCAGCCTGATGCAGACCGGCGAGCAGCTCGAGCGCGCCGCGATGCGCGACCTCCCTGGCGCAATCAGCAAGTGGAACACCATCGTCGATGCCGTCGGCCACTGGGATCCGGTCAAGAAGCAGCAGGCCAAACAGCTTTTCACCCAGACGGCTTCCTACAACTTCGCAAATGCCGCCCTCGAAGGCGCTGCCCAGACCGGTGATGTCGCCCTGGTGCAGGCCGCGCGCGCGAAGATCGAGGGCGAGGAGGGCGAAGCGATCGACCCGGCCCGGCGCGTGGCGCTGATCACCAAGGCCTACGCCTTCGAGAACAGCATCAAGGCTGCCGGCGTGCGCGAGCAGGAGAAGGCCCAGCGAGAGCTGGAAGCCAGGGAGAAGAAGGCCGTCGACGAGTTCAACGACGCGCAGGAACAGATGCTCAACGGGCGCTACCTGTCGCCGGAATATCTGTCCCGGCTGGCCGATACGACCGCCGGCACGAGCGTGGCGCCACTGGTGCAGCAGCTGGTGAAGTCGCAGGCCGAGATTGCCGGCTTCGCCTCCCTGCCGCTGACCGACCAGGCAGCGATGATCGAGCAGCTGCGCGCGAAGGGTTCGACCAAGGGCGTGGGCACCGATCCGCAGGAGCAGAAGCGGGTCGACCTGCTCCAGAAGATCCACGACGGCAGCGCCAAGGCCTACGCTGAGAACCCGTGGCAGGCAGCACAGGAACGCGGCGTGATTGAGCGGGCCCCGATCATTGAGCTGACCGACGTGCAGACGGCCCAGCAGGTACTGGCCGACCGCATGCAGCAGATCGGCACCATTGAGGCTGTCGTGGGCCGCAAGGTCTCCCCCCTCCAGCCACAGGAAGCCGAGACGATCGGGCGCCTGGTGCGTGCGCTGCCACCTGATCAGCAGTCCGCGGCGCTGGCCTCGTTCGGCACCATGATTCGCGACGGTGACCGCCTGGCTGCCTTCGCGCGCCAGATTGACGCCAAGGACAAGATCCTCGGCACCGCCATGATGTACGCCGGCCTGCAGACTCCGGAAGGCAGGCACGTGAGCGAGCTGCTGCTGCTTGGTGAGCGCGCACTCAGGGACAAGACCGTGATGGTCGACAACTACAAAGTGTCCGGGTGGCGCGCGAGCATCGCCACGAAGATCCGGGGCGCCTTCCCGAATCAGGAGGTCGAGGATCGCATGGTCGAGGCGGCGTTCTACGTGAACGCAGGCCTCGCGCTCAATGGTGACGATGACGTCGACGACGCCATCAAGCTGGCGGCTGGTGAAATCGTTGACAGGTCAGGTAGCAAGTTCCCGCTCCCGTACGGCATGGATGAGGATCAGTTCGACAGCCGCCTCGAAGCCATCCAGCCTGCCGATCTCGCAGCGCAAGCCCCCGGCGGTACCGTCCGCGCCGGCAAGACCTCCATCCCGCTCGAGCAGTTCATCCAGTCCCTGCCGGACGCCGCCCTGGTGCACGCCGGGCAGGGCCGCTACAACGTGCGTGCCGGCATGGGGCTGGTGACGAACGAGCAGGGCCAACGAATCACGATCGAGGTGCGCAATGCTCGATAGCATGTTCCAGGAAGGCACCGACAAGGTGCTCGATGACCGGGTGGCGCGGCCGCTGCAGGAGCCAACCGCACAGCCATCCTTCGGCGTCAGCGCCTGGCGTACGGTAGCGGCCCCGTTCAAGGGCGTAGGCGTGGGCCTCGGGATGGAAGCGCCCGCCGGGGTCGCGGACTTGGCCAAGACCTTCGGGCTGGCTAACCTGCTGTATGACGACGGCGGCGCGCCTGGCGCGATCGGCAGCGGAATCAACGATGTCGAGGTGCCCGATGATCTGCGCCGCCGCACGTTGGAGCGCTTCCGTTCCGGCGAGGCCTACAGCTCCGAGACTGGTACCGGCCTACGCGCCACGGCCCGCGAGTTCTACCCGGACCCCGCCACGGCCAGCACCGCCGAGGAGATCCTGTTCGGGCTGGGCCGGTTCGGTGGCAAGGCGGTCGGGTATTCGCTGATGGGCGGCCCGGTCGCTGGCGCAGCTCTGACCGGCATCGACGAGGGCATGACCGAGGCTGACCGCCTGAAAGCCGAAGGCGTCGACCTCCGAACCCGGACGAAGGTGGGCGCAGTTTCAGGTCTGTCTGCTGCAGCTGCGACGTTGCTACCCGTGGCCGGCAAGACGGTCAAGCAGACCGCTGCCCTGGTCGCGGCTGGTGGCCCCGGTTCCTTCATCGCCCAGCAGGCGGCGAGTCGAGCCATTCTCGACAACGCCGGCTACGAAAAGATCGCCGATCAGTACGACCCGCTCGACCCGGTCGGGCTGGCCGTCTCTACCCTTGTCCCGGCGGCATTCGGCGCCTATGCCTTGCGCGGCCGCCGCGTCGCGGCTGCACGTGCTACTGCTCCCCTGACGGATATTCCGCCCGCCGAGCGCACCAACATGCGCTATGACGACGTGCGTCTTGATGATTACGCAGTACAGGCGGCTCAAGCCGCAGGCGTGCCACCGGAGGCCCTGCTGGCTATCAAGAACGCCGGAGAGAAGTCCAATTCGACCGCCGTATCTCGTGCCGGTGCCAAGGGCGTCATGCAGCTCATCGACGACACCTGGCAAGTCTACGGCAAGGGCGATCCCACCGACCCGGTCGCTTCTATTGATGCTGCAGCCCGCTACATGGCCGACCTGATCAAGCAATACGACGGCAACGTCCGTGCTGCGATCGCGCACTACAACGGCGGCACAAAGGCGGGCCGGGCTGTCATGGAGGGAAAGGCCCCACCGGCAGCAGAGACGCGCGCCTACCTGGAGCGCACCGACGCCTACATGGCTGAGCGACAGGGCGCGGAAGCCGGACGACTGGCCGCGACAGACCCCGAAGCTGTCGCGGCCGCGCGCGTGAATCTGGTACGAGAGACGGTCGATTCCTGGAACCTGGGTAACCCTGCAGATGTGCGCGCTGCTGAGAGCCATCTAAACGCCATCCTCGCTGCTTCGGACCAGATCAGTCGCGGCGCCGCCGTCGATGTCGGAGGTTTCGTGCCGCTCGATACCGTTGCGCGCGGCAACCTGCTGGATACCATGATCAGCCGTCTGGAATCGGCCCGCGCCGACCTTTTGCCCGACGCCGGGAATATGGCCGAGCCGGGCACGATCCGGGCGCTGCGGCAGGAACTTGCCGAATTGCGCAATTCCGCACCCCAGACCAGCGACGAGGCCGTGCGCGCGCTGGCAAAGGAAATTCAAGCCCGGGACGGTCGCAGCTACAAGGCCTCATTGGCGGCGGCAAAACAGGAAGTGGCCGCACGGCTCGCCGACCACGAGGCCCAGATCGCGCGCATCGAGCAGCAGCTCGACACCAACCGCCGGGCGCAGGACGCCGACCAGCAGGTGCGCATGCTGGATCAGCAGATTGACCAGGTGCGGCAGGAGCGCGCGGCTCTGGATGCGCCGCCGGCGATGAAGCCCGCTGCGCTGGCGGTGAAGGAAGCCGTTGCCGGAATCCCGGCATCGAAACCGGCTACTCCAGCAGGGGGCAGGACGCTGGCTGCAACGCAGCCCGCAAAGGTTGCAAGTGAGGTTGCAAGTGAGGTTGCAAGCGATGGGATGGGCGCTCTGCCAAATCTGGACGCCCAGACGGGCGAAATCGCGGCCCTGTCGCCCGATCTGATGGTGCAGCTGGAGGGAATGGACAAACCGATGCGCCTGGCGGATGCGCTGGCAGCGGTAAAGCAGGAGGCCGACGCCGAGGCGCAGAACGCGCCACTGTTTCAGGTGGCCGCCGAGTGCTTCCTGCGCGCGGCCTAGGCGATCGAGGCCAGCAGGATGAATCCCGCCAGCACGAACCCTGCGGCGAAGATGGCGCCCACGATCATGCAATACACCTTCGTCGCCTCCCAAGCGGCGCGCAGGCTGCCCGAGCCGGCCCAGACGGCCAGCGGGATGATCGACAGCATTCCGCCGATGACCAGGATGAACAGTAGGACTTTTTCAAGGGAGGGCATTTCGCGATGAAACCACAATGCCGTGACGCTGTACAGCAGGCCGCCGGCCGGAAGCTGACCGACGCCGAAATCCGCAAGATCGACGACAGCATTGCCGCCACCATGCGCCGGCTGGCCCGGCAGGATCCGCAGTGGCAGGCCAAGTCCACCGACCAGCGCGTGATCGAGGCCGCCCAGCAGGCCACGCAGGACCTGCTCCAGCAGGCCGCCCTGAAGGTGCAGCGCGCGCAGCTCCAGATCGTGAAGACCGCCGCCATGGACAGCCGCCTGACCGAGCTCATGCAGAACTACGGCTTCGGGCGCAGCAAGGCCCTGGCGCGGGAAATGGAGATCACCTCGAACTACATCGAGGGCATCAAGCGGGAGAACATGGGCCGGTTGATGGACTTGATGGACGCCGTCGACAGCCGGCAGGGTGCCGGGGCCGGGCGCCGCGCGCTGATGTTCCTGTTCGACGCCGAAAACCCCGTGATGACCAAGGATCTCGCCACCGAGATCTTCGAGAACGCCGCCGGCCGCACCGGCAACCAGCTGGCCCAGAAGGCCGCGCGCGCGTGGCTGGACCAGATCGAGGCCATGCGCCAGCGCTTCAACTCGGCGGGCGGCGACGTCGGGAAGCTGGATTACGGCTACCTGCCGCAGCCGCACGACCAGGGCAGGGTACGCGGCGCCGGAGACGCGGCCGCGCGCGACAAGTGGGTGCAGAAGACGATGCCGCTGCTCGATCGCGGGCGCTACCTGCAGGAGGATGGCAGCCGGATGACCGACGCACAGGTGATCGACCTCCTGAACGGCGCCTGGCAGACGATCGCCACCGGGGGACTGAACAAGCTCGAACCGGGCGCCGGCGGCACCGGGCGCGGCGCGCTGGCCAACTCGGGTAGCGAAGCCCGGCAGATCCACTTCAAGGATGCCGAGGCTTACCTGGGTTACATGCGCGAATTCGGCGGCGGCAGCATGTACGACGCGATGCTCGGGCACGTGGGCGGCATGGCGCGCGATATCGGCCTGGTGGAGCGATACGGCCCGAACCCCAACCAGCAGATGCGCCTCCAGTTCGACTTGGCCAAGGTGGCGGACACCGGCCTGAAGCGTTCCTTCGGCATGAAGCCGGAAAGCTACTGGGAGGTATTGAGCGGCCGCACCGGTATGGCCGAGCACGGCAGCATCGCGCAGATTGCGCAGGACGCGCGCAACATCCAGACCTTCGGCAAGCTGGCCGGCGCCACCCTCTCGGCCGTGACCGACCTCGGCACCTTCTTCATCACGACCGGCTTCAACAAGCTGTCCTACTGGCAGGCCCTGAAGAACGTCGGCAAGCAGTTTGACGGCGACACCCGCGACTTCCTGACCATGCACGGCATCATCGCCGACAGCATGATCTCGAACCTGAACCGCTGGAGCGGCGACAACATCAAGCACAACTGGTCGGGCCGGCTGGCCAACAGCACCATGAAGCTGTCGCTGATGAACGCCTGGACAGATACGCTGCGCCGCGCCTTCTCGATGACGATGATGAACGGCCTTGCCAAGCTCTCGAAAACGGACTGGGCTGCGTTGTCTGAATGGGACCGGTCGCACCTGGTGCGCAAGGGCATCACGGCTGATGACTGGGCAGTGATCAGGCAGGCGCAGCTCACGAAATATAGCGGTGCTGATTTCCTGACGCCTGAAGCCATCAGAGCCAGCGGCGACGCGCGATCTGATGAAGTGGTTGCGAAGGTGCTGGGATTGATCACCGACGAGTCCGAATATGCGGTGATCAATCCGGACCTGGCCACCCGGGCATGGAGCACCGGCGCAGGCAGTGCTCGGGGTACCTTCCGAGGTGAACTGGCGCGCTCTGTGATGCAGTTCAAATCGTTTCCCTGGGCGATGGTCTCCCGGCACTGGCGGCGCACGCTCGAATCTCCGCGCGGACTCGATGGAGCCCCCGCCATTGCAAACCGCCTGATGTACGGTGCATCCCTGATGGTGACACTCACCGCCCTGGGTGCCGTCGCCTACCAGACAAAACAGATGGTGCAGGGCAAGGACCCGGTCGATATGACGCAGCCGAAATTCTGGTTGCGCGCGATGTCGCAGGGCGGCGGCATGGGCATCCTGGGCGACTTCCTGCTGACCGACCCGAACGAGAACCCCGGCGATGCGACGGCCAACGCGATCAAGAACGTGGCCGGCCCGACCGTGGGCAGCCTGTTCGACGTCGGCTACAAGCTGGGCGTGGAGAACGTCTACGAGGCGGCGGCCGGCAAGGACGCGCACTTCGGCGCCGAGCTCACCCGCACGCTGCGCGGGCACCTCCCGTACATCAACCTCTGGTACGCGAAGGCAGCGATTGACCACGCCGGCCTGCACGCGCTACAAGAGAACTTGTCTCCCGGCTACCTCTCACGCATGCGGCAGCGCGCGCGGCGTGACTGGGGGCAGGACTATTGGTGGAAGCCTGGCACCGGCGGACCGGATCGGGCGCCGGACTTTGCGGCAGCAGTAGGGGAGTGACATGCGACAGGATCAATACGAAAAGCTGCAGGCACTGACCGAGAAGCTGACCGACGCATTTATCGGTGAGGCCGACCCGGACAAGTGGCCGGGGCATGGCATCGAGCCGCGCCAGATGGATCAGCAGACGCGGGGAGACCGGTACTGGTGCAAGAAGAACGCCGCCGCCACGCTGACGGTGATCATGAAGACCACGAGCTTGATCGGCGTGATTCAGCAGCGCAGCGCTGCCGGCGGCAATACAGGTGCCGAGGTCAACGAGCAGGAGCAGGAGGAAGACAGCCTCGATGCGGAGGTGCGCGCGGCCGAGAAGGAGGCCGAGAAGCTCCTGAAGAAGATCCACAGTCAGACCGCCGCGGCAACCGGCCGGAAGGTGCATGGCAAAGGCTGACGTCTCCTTCGTCGCCTTCTTTCTGATGTGGGCGAAGCTGCAGGGGTGGAAGGTTCCCCTGCTGCACATCCGCATCTGCCAGTGGCTGGAGACTTGCCACGACCCGGTGCGCGTGCTGATGATCTTCCGCGGCGCTGCCAAGTCCACCATCTACGCGGTGTACAAGGCATGGAAGCTGTACCGGAACCGGAACAATCGATCGCTGATCTGGGCGGCTGACGGCGACCTGGCCAAGAAGCTCACGCGCGACACGATCAACGTCCTGCGCCGGCACCCGCTCTGCGCCGGCATGCTGCCGACGAAGCCCGGCGCGCAGTCGTTCTGGGTGACCGGCGCATCCGACGCGCGTAACGCCTCCATGAATGCCGTCGGGGTGAACCAGAACGCTACCGGCTCCCGTGCCGACGATATCGATTACGACGATATCGAGGTACCGAAGAACATCAAAACGCCCGAGGCGCGCGCCAACCTGCGGATGAAGATCGAGGAATCGACCTTCATTGCCGTGCCCGGCGCGCAGGAAACCTATATCGGGACCCCGCACACGCACGACTCCATCTATCCGGAGCTGGTGCAGGCCGGCGCCGCGCTCCTGAAGATCCCGCTGTTCGAATCCTCGATCCGCTACGAGGACACCAGCAAGGCCACTCGCTACCGGTTCGACTTCACTCCGGGCAAGGATGGCCTGTACGTGATGACCGGGGTCCACAAGTTTGCCCGGCTGCTGGAGGAGGGGAAGGACTACCAGGTCGAGGGGCAGGAGATCGTCTTCGCCAAGCCGCCCGGCGTGGTGCTCGACATCTACGCACACTGCGCCTGGCCGGAGCGGTTCACCCGGGCCGACGTCATCAAGCGCCGGCAGAAGTGCCGCACGCTCAACTACTGGGACAGCCAATACATGCTCGAAGCCAAGCCCATCACGGAATGCCGGCTGGATCCGGCGAAGATCAAGGCGTATGACTTGCAGCCGGTTCTGGAGAACGCGAACCGCCAGGTGCGCATGCTGCTCGGGAAGGTGCAGATCGTCAGCGGCCGGGCCTACTGGGATCCGTCCCTGGGCAAGGTCGGCGGCGACGCATCCGCCTTCTCGGTGGTCTACGACGACAACCACGGGAACTACTACTGGCACGTGTGCGAGGGCCTGACCGGCGAGTTCGCCGAGTTCAGCGACAGCCGCAATACGGTCATCACCGCCGGCCAGGTCATGCAAGCGGTCGAGATCATCAAGCGCTGCAACATCCTGCACGTGTACGTCGAGACAAACAGCGTCGGCTCCTTCGTCGGCAAGCTGCTGCTGCGCGCCCTCAAGCAGGAGCGGCTGACCTGCGGCGTGACCGAGATCCAACAGAACGCGAACAAGAACGACCGCATCCTCGGCGCGTTGGAAGCCCCGATGAAGTCCGGCACGCTGTGGGCGCACGTGGACGTCCTGGAGGGGCCGCTCTGGGACCAGATGAAGGACTGGAACCCGGACGTGAAGAAGCAGCCCGACGACTTCCTCGACAGCGGCGCCGGCGCGATCGAGCAGGCTCCTGTACGGATCAACAAATTAGTCGGGATTCCGACCGGCAATGTGGGCAAAGATTGGCGCCAATCAACGGGCGTCTACGAGGTGACGCTCGAAACCTGAGCGCCGCCCGACCTTCGCGGCGCGTCTTCTCCTGCGAGGTCGCCGTGCCAGTTTCCAATCAAGAAACCGTATTCCCCTACACCGGCAACGGTGTCACCACTTCCTTCGCATACGAATGCCAGGTCCTTGACGAGAGTGACTTGCATGTCTATCTGGACGATGTCGAGCAGTCTACCGGATTCATTGTGACGGGGATTGGGAACGCTGGCGGCGGCGATGTCGAATTCGATACAGCCCCGGCTGATGGCGTTGCTGTCCGACTCGAACGCATCATCGCGCTGGAGCGCACGACGAACTACCAGCAGCAGGGCGATTTCCAGTCGCCGGTGGTGAACATGGATTTCGATCGGACGTGGATGGCGTTTCAACAGCACCGGGCCGTTCTCGCGCGTGCGCTCCTCTTGCCGTCCGGGGAGGCGGCGTTGAACAGAATCTTGCCTTCCGCCGCTGACCGCGCTGGCACTCTGATTGGCTTTGACGATGAGGGGCGACCGATTGCAGTAACCCCTACTGAACAATCGGCCGCCGCGCTTTCGCTTGCAATCGCAGCCTCGTCCGGGGCGTCGCTAGTCGGCTTTCAAGCCGATGGCGTCGGTGCTGTCCCGCGCACTTTGCAAGATAAAGGGCGGGAATATCCAACCATCGCTGATTATTTCCAGGTCGGCGAATCCGATTACACGGCCGCTGCAGAGCGCGCTACTGCAGCCAACAAGTTTGTCCGCTTCACGCCTGGAATCTATGTTCTGGACACGTGCGATCTCGGCGACGGTCACATCTACATGGACCCTGGGGCAGTAATCCGTCCTAAGGCGACCTCGACTGTCATCACATTCAACGGTACGTTTCATCTCGCGGGGAAGGCCAAGTTCTACGAAGGCTTCTGGTTCCACTCTCCGGGCTCGATCCAGTGCAATCCGTCGTGGGGCTACATAAACGGGGTACCGACAGTGACGACAAGCTCAGGATCGCTGATGCTTGCAAGTGTTTCGGCAGATTGCGAATACGCGGTTGTGCTGAACGGCGGCTCAGGGGCTACCCCTGGCATTTATCAAGAGTTGCCGATTACCGGAGGAGGTGGAGCAGGTGGGTTGGCTCGCGTTTTAGTAGCTGATGACGGATCAGTTTCTGCAGTCGGTATCCGCGATGGGGGAGCCGGGTACACATCTGAGCCAACCATCGATACTAGCTCGGTAACCGGACTCACCGGCGCAGCGTTTCGCGTGTTCTCCGGGCGCGTCAATAATACGGTCACTGTGTCGCTGCCTGAGCCGCTGCTGACGGTGCATGATTGGATAACGTCCATCTCAGATCCTTCGCAGACGGACGGCCAGAAGTTGAGTTTCTTCATGTGCCCGGACATTGCCTTGGCCGGCGATTACACCTATGCGGAGCCGATTTACCCAGAGAATTTCGGCGCGATTGGCAATGGGGTTGAGAACGATGCGCCTTACATCAACGTCGCAATGCGCGAGGCACCGCGGGCCGATCGGCTGATCCTATCCAAGGTGTACATGATCTATAGTCAGCTTGTTCTATGGTCTTACAGCACCGTCGAATGGCTGCACGGAGCAGACTTGCTGACAGCATATCCTACGATCAGCGGGCATTACGTCGGGGCGCGCTTCCCAAACGACAACGACATCAAATCCAAAGCCATTACGCTTATCAACCCGACCTGTGACGCCAGCGGCGCTCCTGGAGAGAACGGCATTGGCTTCGGTCTGGACTCCCAAGACATTGAGACGTGGGGAGGCCACTGCCGAAACGCACGTTTCGATTTGACCAGGCTCGGTGGAAAGGGCTGGCAGTTCGAAACAGGTGTTCAGAACTGCAACATCAGTGATCCGCGCGCGTCTGGATGTACGCATGCATTTGGCGTGATGGGAAGCGCACTCGGCGAGGCGCGGCAGATCATCGTGTCGAATGCCATCGCTGAGGACTGCGATGCCGCAATCTTTGCCCCATCGCTCGCACTGCCGCAGGAAACCGACATTGACAAGATGGCCGTTCTATTCAACGGCATCATCGCTCGGAACTGTGGCAATCCATCATCGCATGCGCTGGGTGGGCAATACGGTGAGGGTGGTGTGTTCGTTCTATCGCGTGGATTGGGTATCGCACTCAAGGATGCACGCACCTATAACACTGCAGAATACGGCCAAGTCAATGCGATTGTTCGTGGCGCGCCGCTTTATTCAAAGCTGGACATCATTGCGAACGGCTCATTCAAGCACATCATCAATTCCGCTCCATGCGGCTCCTATCTTGATTCTGTCGGTACGCAGCCAGTCATCATCGACATCGATGCGGACGTTACCGTCTACGGATCGGTTTCCACATCTTTCCTCGAATCGCAATTGACGTTTGTGTCAGGCGATGCAGCGAGCGGTCGGATTGTGATCAAGCATGCGCTAACTGGGGCACCGTCGGATGGCTTCTGTTCTGGCATATGGGCTGGTGGTAATTCCCGCATCGTTGCAGAGATTATCAACATGCAGAATGGCGCGACGATACGTGGCCTGACGCGCGACATCGATGACTACTACAACGTCGAAAGTTCATTGGAGCTACCAGGGCACGTAATCATCGGCCATCTTGCATTGAAATCTCTACCGACTAGCGCCGGTGGTCTTCCTTCCGGCCAAGTCTATATAGACGCCGGAACATTGAAAATCGTCCCTTAAGAAAGGCATGAAAATGGAAGCAGCAAGCGGAACGGCAGCAACCGGGGTTGCAATCGGCAAAGCACTTGCATCGCCCGGCGTGATCGGCGTGCTGGCCGGCGCAATCGGCTTTCTCTTCCTCTGGCCAAAGGACAAGAAGGAGGGATTTTCTCGACTCGCAGTCAGCGGCATCTCTTCGCACTTCTTCGGCGATCCGCTACTGCGCACGATCGTCAACTTTGCGCCGTGGATTCCGCAGGAAGAAATCCGAGCCGGCGCTTACCTGCTGGCGGCGCTGCCGGCCTGGTGGCTGCTCGGCGCGCTGCTCAAGTATCTCAACCGCGGCAACGACATCAAGCAGATTGCCCAAGACGTAAAGGAGATGATGTGAAGCTGACCAAGCATTTCACTTTGGAGGAGTTCACCTTCTCCGAGACGGCCGCGCGCCAGAACATCGACAACACGCCGGACGCCAAGACCATCGCGAACCTGCGCCGCGTCGCCACCGTGCTCGAACAAGTCCGCTCCATCGTCAACCGTCCGATCATGATCAGCAGCGGGTACCGGTCGCCGGAGGTGAACAAGGCCGTCGGCGGCTCCACGAACAGCGCGCACATGCTCGGTCTGGCCGCCGACATCCGCGCCGCCGGCATGACGCCGCGCGAGCTGGCCGATGCCATCAAGCACTATGGCGTGACATTCGACCAGCTCATTCTCGAGTATGACCGCTGGGTGCACATTGGCTTGTCTGAGGAAGAGCCGCGCAACCAGGTGCTGACCATCCGCAGCGGTACCGGC